TCCTGTGTGTGTGTAGTGGAATATATGTATATATGTGACCGGGGCCACTTCCGTTGCCGATGCCGTTTCCGCACCCGTTGCCGGTTCCGACCCGACCCCTCGTTCCGCTTCGCTCCACCTCGGGGTCGGGTCTTTGAACCCCGGTTCGGGCCTTGCCCGTCGCAGGCGCCGGGGAGCCTTCGCCCCTGCGGTGTCCGCGTGTAGGGCGCTGCGGCGCTGGGGCGCCGGTCGCCCACGCGTCCTCGCAGGTTCTTGGCTCCAGGCGGAGAGGCTTTCCTCGGGTCGCCGCGTTGAGGCTCGCTCCGCTTCGCTGCGCTCGGTCAACGCGCCCGCCCCTCGGGCCTCTCTGCGACCTCGGGCTACGGCGGCCCGCTGCGCGACCGCACCTTCGTGCCGGGGATAGGGCCGCGCATCCCGCTCAGAGCCCGTGTAAGCGATTCTGACGGACTTTTACCCGGTCTCCGCATCCCGGGAAGGGTCCGGCCCAGAAAGGCGCTCAGAACGGCTTAGAACGGTTCTAGGGAATTCCGGTGCCGGCCGAGAACCTTCGTTACGGGAGGAGCCGCCCCGCCAGAAATGTGACGACGTTCACCCTAGAAATGCCGCGCTCGAGTTGCATCCGACCTCGGGAAGGGGTTCAATAGATCCATCACCGCCGAGGGAGCGAAACTCTACGAGCCGGCCGACGCAATCCAGCGGCGGACTACCGGCCCGACCTGAGGAACTAACCCGAGGCGCTGAGATACCCAGTCAGCTGGGAGGCTTTGCGAGTACGCGATGGCCTGGACGGACGGGGCTCAGACGGGACACGCCTCCCGAGGCTCTAAGCCAAGTCGACCACCGCTACAAGGCTCGTACGGCCCGGATAGCTGGATCACATCAATCATCTTCACAGGCAGCGGGAAAGGCCTTGCGTGTTCCCCATCGCCCCCGGCTCGTAGTTAGGGGCGGGCCGCCAAACGAGTCTCCGATGTCAGTGAAGGTGTAGGACCGCGGGTTGAAGGCCCTAGGTTCGCCGAGAAGCACGCACAGAACAGTGCGAGGGGGACGGGGACCGGAGGACAACTGGAAACACGGTTCGAGGTGTCATCGACAGGTCCCGGAACGCGAGGAGAAGCGGCCTCAGGGCGCCTCGCTGAAACGCTTCCCCAGGTTCCCCGGCAAGCCGGCCCACTATGAGCGCTTCGTCATCACCGTCGAGCTCGGACTGGGTACGAGGTCTGAGAGCGCTGGGCGAGGGGAATCGCCCCTTCGGGACCGTGCGAATGTGTGATGAATTCAACCGGCGACGTACGCGAGGAACTGAGACAACTGATTCGCCCGGACGTCTAGGCAACGTCCCCATGAGCCTTCGTCGTAAGGACTTACCAGCTGCGGGACGCAGCAACGCCGGCCGATACCGGCCACCGAACGTTTGAAGTTCCACCACTCTTCGGGTAGTGTATGCGGGGCATACATCCGGACAAGGAGACAGACATGCCCCGCCCCAGCAAGGACAAGCTCGTTCCGTACGTGGACGACCGCCCAGACCTCGACCAACGGTTCGCACCGCTGGATGCCCCTACATCAATAGACTTCGGCCGGAAGCCGGGCGACCCTTCCAGCCCTCGAAAGTCGGTGAGTTTCACGATGCGGGAGGCTACCTGGGACCGAGTCGCCCATCGGGCAGAGCGCCAGGGTCTGCAGCCCAGGATCGTCCTGGCGCGCCTCATGGAGGCGTACGGGAACCGCGAGCTCGACCTCGCTCCGCACCCCTCGGGAATCAAGGTGACTCCGCATCGGACCACCTTCTCCAATCCAGACAACCCCTCGAACCGGTGACCGGACGCCTACCGGTCACCGGTTTCAGGGCATCTACCCGCCACATCCACCCCTAGCAACCTACCCAGGACCCATGAGCACCACTGAGAAGCACAACGCGGACGTCGTCGAGGCGGCCCTTGACGCGTACCGCAGGGGACTGACTCCCCTACCCATCCCCCGCCACTCCAAGAGCCCCACGATGGCCGGCTGGACCCGGCTGCGCTGGCCTGACCCGACGACCGACACCGGGGAGGGCGAGGACGCCGTCCGGGCCGCCTTCGAGGAGTACACGGCCGGGGGCTCCACGAACCTCGGCGTACTCCTCGGCGAGGCGTCCGGAGACCTCATCGACGTCGACCTCGATCACCCCGCGGCCTCGCGCCTGAAGTCGTACCTGCTGCCCCACACGGCAGCGATCCACGGCCGCGAGACGTCCCGCAAGTCGCACTACTGGTACCGCGCCAAGCCCGGCACCCTGCCGGCGACGCGGCGCCTGCGCATCCCCGACGCGTCGGGCCGAGGCTCGGGCGTGTCAGTCGAGATCCGCGGCAACGGCGCCCAGACCATCGTGCCGCCCTCGATTCACCCGGCCACGGCCGAGACCTACGAGTGGGAGGGAGAGCCTTGGGGCGGTGACGAGGGGCCGGCCCTCGTTGACGGGACCGAGCTGCTGGCCCAGGTCATCCTCCTCGGCCTGTGCGCCGTCCTGCTGGACTCGTGGCCCGGCCCCGGTCAGCGCCACGATGCCTATGTGGCCCTCGCTGGCGGGCTCCTCCGTTACGGGGACTCGCAGACCGTGCACCCGTTCTGGGAGCGCAACGCCGGCCTCGTCATCCGGACCCTGGCCCTCGCCACCCACGACGAGGACGGAGCCGAGCAGCGCGAGCGCGAGGCTATCTACACCACCAAGCGCCGACTCCGGGAGGGCGGGGAGGCCACCGGCTTCACCCGCCTGGCCGAGTACATCGGCGAGGAGAGCGTGCAGATCGTCGAGCGCCTCGTGCGCGACGCGGAGTCCGTGGCCGGCTTCGTGCCGGACGTGGCCGGCGACATTCCCGGCTGGCAGCCGCCGTGGGCGCGTCAGTGGGACGGTCTGACGATCGAGCTCGACGACTCCGCCCCCGCCCCGACGTTCGTCGCGGCCGGTGACTCCTCAGAGCCGCGGTCCCTCGGAGAACTCGGCCCGGCCGTTGGAGCCGAGTCTGGTGAGGGGGATCCGGAGTCAGACGAGATCCCCGTCGAGGAGATTGAGGAGGACGAGAACCCCGACCCACTGGACGCCCGCCCCTCGTCCTGGAGCCCCGTCGATCTGGAGCCCTACCTGACCGGGAAGCTCACCGTGCCCGACCCCGAGGTCTGCCGTCGCAACGACGGCGCCTGCCTGATGTACCGGGGACGCGTGAACATGCTGTTCGGCTCCTCGGAGTCGGCCAAGTCTTGGATCGCCATGGCGATCTGCCTTCAGGAGATCGAGGCCGGCGGGCGCGCCCTGTACCTCGACTTCGAGGACGAGCCGGTCCAGACGCTGAACCGCCTGCGCCTGCTCGGTGCCGTGGACGATGACCTCCGGGCCCAGTTCTCCTACATCCGGCCCGAGGGGCCGCTGGCCGACATGCAGCGCAACAAGTGGGGCAAGGACCAGCCGACCAAGTCCGGTGAGTTCGCCCAGGACCAGTTCGACATGGCCCTCCAGTCCCTCGATCCAGACATCATCGTGGCTGACGGTATGACCGCTCTCTATGGCCTGCACGGGCTGGACGCAAACGACGCCGTGAGTACGGACGTCATCACGTCGTGGCTGAAGCGCCTCACGCGCAACGGGCGCTCGACCGTCATCATCATCGACCACCAGGCCAAGAGCGCCGAGAAGGGCTCCATGCCTATCGGTTCCCAGCACAAGGTCGCCATGGTGCAGGGCACTCTGCTCCAGGTGTGGCCAATCAAGCAGCCCATGCCCGGCGACGTCGGGGAGATGGAGCTGGTCGTCCTGAAGGACCGCCCGGGACAGGTCCGAGCCCACTCCCAAAAGACCGGAGGACGGGGCAAGGCGCAGGTGGCCGGGGTGGTCACGCTCGACAGCCGGGCTGAGGGCCGCTCGTCCCTCGTCATCACTCCCCCACGGCGCACCCCCTCGGGCGGTGGTGGCACCTTGAATGCCAACGGCGAGGACGTAAACGACGTCGAGCGCCGCGTCGAGCTCGACTTCACGGACATGTCCAAGATGATGGAGAAGCTGGCCCAGCGTCAGGACGATGAGGACACCGTCATCGGGGCGTTCCGAGGGGAGCTGGGAGCCGAACTTAACTCTCGGGAGCTTTTCGACATCGTCGATACAGACCTCCCCCGTAAGCGGACCAAGGCGGCCCTTGACCGCCTAGTCTCTCGCGGCTGGATCATGTCCACCGGAGGCCGCGGCGGGCTCGAGTACACTCTGGTCGCCGTCGGAGAGGACGGTCCTGTGGAGCGGGACCTGGACGAGAGTAGTGACGAGAACGGAGGTGAGAGCTGAGGTGCGCGACTTCGACAAGCTGCCACTGCTTACTCCTGAGGAGGCGTTCGAGCGGGCGAGGGAGGTGGGCCGGAACCGTCTCCTGTTCGATCACGACTACCGTGTGCGAGGGCTGGACGACTGGAAGGCGATCGAGACGCTGCTCCGGCAGTACGACGTCGATGATGCCTTCATAGCGTCGTTCGGTCTGAAGCGCTTCGAGGAGATATTCGACGTGTTCGCCATGCTGTCGGATAGGGGCTGGAGTCTTTGGCAGACGTCAGCAAATGTCTACGTCGACGGGGAGCTCAGGACTGTTCCCGCCATCCGGGCCCACTACCGCGGGGACTAGCCGGAGAATCGGCTCTATATTAACGGAATCTACCCTAGTGACTTACGTCACTAGGGTAGATCTTTACAGGGTATTGCATCCCGTCATACGCGCCGAGTAGTCTTGAGCCATCGAAGGAACGACCGCTACGGCGGGAAGGAGAACTGAAATGGCACACAAAGGCTCTATGAGAGCGCAGCGTAAGCGCTGGGCTCAGTGGGAGGCGTACCGGAACGAGATGTACGTGACCGACGAGAAGGCCCTCGCCCGCGCTTACCGGGAGTACAGCCTGACCGGAGTCCTGGAGGATCCGTGGACCGGTGACCGGTACTGCCCCTCCTGCGAGAAGCCCGAGCAGTACTGTGACTGTGGAGGAGCCTGATCCAGTCCAATCATTCCAACCTACCCCGCCACCCTATCAAAAAGGAAGCACTATGAGCCCCAAGCCGGGAACCTACACCCTGGCCACCCCCAACGCCGTCTACGCCAATCGCGCCCTGAGCCACGCCTACCGGGCCGTCGGAGTTGCCGCTGTGAGCGCGTCCCTCCACCTGCTCGACCTGGGCCCTGCCGACCGCTTCCTAGGCATCGTCCTGGGAGCGTGGATCCTCTTCGAGTTCGCTCAGATCATCCGCTACGGGATCAAGGCCCTCAAGGCAGGTCGACGGGACGGCCGTACCCTGACCATCTCGATCCACGAGGGCGCCCTCGTGTCGATCCCCGAGGAGGCGTCCTGTGAGATCTCTTCTTAAAGCTGTTGCATCCATAGTCAAGACCTATAGAAAGAGGACGAAGTGAGCCGCACCGGAATTGTCAGCGCTGAGGAGATCATGCGCCGCGTCCGGGAGTCCCCGACCGGGGACGTCAAGGATGTCGACATACTCGCTGTCAAGGGGAAGAAGCCCATCTCCTACGTCCCTACGCGACGGGCCGGTAAGGGGATGACGAAAGCCGAGCTCGTCGGAGAGTACGTCCGATATCTGACCGACATCTACGACCGGCGAAAGACCCTGCACGGCCTCCCGGAGGACGTGCGCCAGGCCCGCATCCTGGCCGAGGCTGAGAAAGCCGCGGTCAAGCACTTTGAGGAGAGATCATGAGTACCTACCTACATGTCGAGGACGACGCCCGTCTTAAGGCGTTGAGTGCTGGCATCCGGCTGAAGCGCCTGAAGGACGTCATCCCTGGAGAGGACTACGTACTGCACGCCTCCTACTGGTGGAAGGTACTCGGGGAGGCTGCTGGTAAGTGGGACCTGGACTTGGAGATCGCCGGACCCAGCTCCTGGGAGAAGCCTGCGACCTCGGTACTGGGCGGAGACGGGGGCAGCCTTGTGGTGACGGCCTCAGACCACTCGGGACTCCAGTTCCGCGATGGCGTACTGCTCGACATCGTGTGGCCGTGCTGCGGACTCATCTATGTCGAGAGCGCTAGCCGTCGGGGAGTGGGGGACGACCCCGAGGAGCGCGTCTTTGGAATCTTCGCCCGCCGCTACGATGCCGACGGGTCTTCTTACTACGCCCCAGTCGACCAGGAGATGCAACCTGGCGTCGCGTCCGACTGGATCCTCGATCCCCGATTCGACCTGATCCTCAGTTGGGAGCCGGTGGACGTGGCCGAGCTGCTGCGTGCGTACTCGGAGGGGACCGGTGACTAAGTTCGAGTTCGGAGGCCCGCCGCGCTTCGCCCACCAGAGGCGCGGCCTGGCCAAGCTCATAGCCTGCAACGGCGTAGGAGCTCTACTCATGGAGCCCGGGACAGGGAAGACGGCGGTCACTCTCGACTACTGCTCTCTGCTGGCGCTGGCGTCTCACCGCCGGGAGGCCCGTGTCCTCGTGATCGGCCCCCTCGCCGCCGTTGATCAGTGGGCGCTCCAGGCTCCGAAGTGGGTCAGCCCTCAGGTCAACGTGTGGGCCGAGGCCCTCGGCGGATCGGTCATGCAGCGCGTCGAGGCCCTCCGCTCCCGCGGCGGGAAGGAGGTCGCCAAACCGACTGGCGGCCGAGGCCGCGGCGCCGGGGACGGCTCCCGCGCCGTCCACGCTACGCGGGCCTGGGCGCTGGCCGCCCGCCGGGACGGCGTCGCGCTGGACCGGAAGATGGCGGCCAAGGCAGGCCCGGACGTCCTCGGAGGCTCCAAGCCCCGCCTTGTGATCGAGGCGATCAACCTGGACACTCTGTCCCAGCGCCGTCAGGTCGGGTCCAAGACGATGGCCGATGTCGTGCTGAGCGCCGTCACGGACTTCGACCCCGATCTTGTCGTGATCGACGAGATGCACAAGATCAAGTCCGTCTCTTCCAATGCGTCTCGCCTGGCGGGACGGATCGGCTCACGTGTTGGGCGCCGGATCGGCCTGACCGGGACCGTCATCCCCCACAGCCCCCTCGACGTCTACGGACAGTGGAGGTTCCTCGACCCCCGAGCGTTCGGGCGAGTGCAGCCGAACGGCGAGCGCCGCGTGGCGACGTTCAAGCACTTCAAGGAGGACTACGCCGAGATGGGCGGGTACATGGGGCACGAGGTCGTAGGCTTCAAGAACCTGGACCGTCTGGAGGAGATCATGGGCGAGCGCTCGTCGGTCGCCATCAAGGGGGAGTGCCTGGACCTGCCCGACGCCGTCGATACGGCCCTCCCCGTCGCCCTGAGCCCGAAGGAGCTGAAGGCTTACGAGGACATGCGGACCAAGCTTCAGGTCGAGTTCCGCGAGGAGGACGACATGCGAGAAGCGGCCGGCGGCGGGGACGCCGCCACCGCGGCCAGCCGGCTGGTCCGCATGACGCGGCTCCGCCAGATCACGGCCGGCCACCTCCCGGACGACGCCGGCGAGGTGCGAGAGATCGGGAGGTCCAAGGCGAAGACCATCGCCTCCCTCATTCACGACACGCTGGAGGACGAGAAGCGCATCGTCGTGTTCGGGACCTTCACCAGAGAGCTAGCGGCTCTGGAGGAGGAGATCTCTGACAAGCGGACCACGGTACTTAGGATCGACGGCGCCACCAAGCCTGAGGACCGCCTGGCGATGCGGCAGCGCTTCGGGTCCGACGACTCGGACCGGCTCGTCATCGTCGCCCAGATCAAGACGCTGTCGGTCGCCGTGAACGAGCTGGTCACCGCCCGTAACGCGATCTTCGCCTCGCTGCCGTGGCAGCGCGACGACATCGTCCAGGCCCGCGACCGGCTCAACCGCCTCGGACAGAAGAGCGCGACCACGTTCTGGTATGCGCTCGCACCGAACACCGTGGACGATCTAGTCTTCCAGGCCTATCAGGACCGCACGGACCTAGAGAAGACCCTTATGAATCACATCTACTCTGATAGGAAGTAGCAGTCACCGTGAGCCCCACCCAGCGTCCAGAGGAGGACGTCATCACGGCCGAGAAGGCCACCTACTCCTCACTCACCCTGCACCGCCGCTGCCCGCAGGCGTGGAAGTACCGCTACCTCGACGGCCTGCGCCGCTCCCGGTCGGAGGTCACCCCGGCCCTCGACTTCGGATCGTGGTTCCACGCCGTGCGAGCTCTGGACCGGATCACGAAGGGAACTGCCGAGGGGACCCTTAAGGCCCATCCCGAGGAGATTCAAACCACGGACACCGGCCCCACCTTCCCGTGGGACGCTTCGCCGTCGGACGTCATGGAGGCCGCCGTCGAGTACTGGGACCGCCTCGGACCGGACGCCCGCGAAGCGTGGCTCGACTGGCTGGGCCAGCCCCTCCCTCAGCGCCTCTCCCATGTCTACGCCGAGTGGCGTGAGCGGTGGGCCGAGGAGTCCGAGAACGAGGCCGTCCTTGCCGTCGAGCAGCGCTGGGAGCGCGAGGTCCCCGGCACCGGTGTCACGCTCTGGGGCTACGCGGATGAGGTCTATCAGGATCGTAAGCGCGGCATCGTCGTGGTGCGGGACTGCAAGACCTCCGGCACACTCGGCCAGGTCACGAGCCTGGACGAGATGATGGACAGCCAGGTCCAGCTCTACGCCTGGGGCTTGTCCCCTGCCTTCGCCGAGTGGGGAGTGCCTACTCCTCGAGCCGTCGCCTTCGACCGGGTCCGGTCCAAGGCCCCCAAGACCCCCAAGATCACGAAGGCGGGCAAGCTCAGCGCGTCGGTCAAGGACTATGACCTGCGGACCTACCTGGAGTGGTGCGCCGACGGCGTCCCATTCGAGGGCATGAAGAAGGACGGAAGCTCCTCCGGCACTTACACGGCCGAGGAGGCCGAGATCGAGCGATTGACCTCGCTCCAGACCGTCTCTCAGTGGTTCGCCCGGCACCTGACCCCGGTGAGCCCCTACCTAGTGCGCTCGCACCTCCAGGCCGCGGCCGACACCTGCTCGGACATCTCCCGGACTCGCGTCCGCGCCGATCGTCGGGGCGAGGCGCCTCGCAACTTCGGGAAGGCCGCGTGCCAGTTCTGCGAGTTCGCCGACCTGTGCCGTGCACAGATGGTCGGTGGCCCTGGAGGCGAGTACGCTCCGGAGGAGTACGGACTTCGCTACCGTGACCCGTCTCACAGCGGCAGGTAGCCTTCCGGGATTGCAATGCCCGCCGTCATACACCTATAGTTAAGTCACCACCCAGACAGCGGAAGGAAATTCAATGGCCAGTTTCGCCGGCGTAAACATCGTTGACGTGAACGAGGAGGCAGCCGACTACGGCCGGTGGCTGATCCTCGGGGCACAGGGGGCCGGAAAGTCGAGCCTCGCCTCGACGGTCGCCACGATGGGCAAGACCCTGTTCATCGACCTCCCGGGCGAGAAGGGGACTCAGTCCTTCAAGAACGCCCCCTACGCTAAGAACATCGACGTGGTACGTCCCGAGAGCGTCACCGCACTCGATGACATTTTCTGGAGCCTGGACAAGGGCGGCCACGGCTACAAGGCCGTCATCCTCGACAGCCTCACGGCCCTCCAGAAGATGACTATGCGCTACCTCACCGGCTTCTCAGAGACCGCGGTGCGCGAGATCAAGCAAGGCACAGCCCCGGCCGACCAGCGCACGTGGGGTCAGGCACTCGACATCATGACCGACACCGCCGTGTTCTGGTACGGCCTGGCCGACGGGAACCGTTCCGAGCCGATGCACGTCGTCATGACTGCTCAGGTCAAGATGGTCGAGGACGAGATCAACGGCGGCGTTCGCCGCTCACCGGACGTCCAGCGCGGCGCCCAGTCGATCATCCGCGCCACTCCCAACTACATCATCTACGCCGACGTCGAGGAGGACCTCGACAACCCCGGCCGAGACGACGGCCCCTCGCTGAAGCACGTCGTTCGCTTCGGCACCGACCCGGAATACGGGACCAAGGCCCGTATTCCCTACAACCTTCGCGGGAAGGTTCCGTCCGTCCTCGGACGGGACAAGCCCGTGACTCTGGAGAAGCTCTCCCACTTCCTCGGAGTAGGCGGAGTCCCGGAGCGCAAGCCCGCCGCCAAGTCGGACAAGTCCGACGCCTGACCACCCAGTAACCCAACCTCACAGGAGAAATCACCATGGCCCTGACCTTCGACTTCACCAACTACAAGGACACCTCCTCCGCCCGCGTCGCCCCCGGCACCTACCACGCCGAGGTCTCTGACTTCGAGGAGAAGGTCTCCAAGGCCGATAACGCGATGTTCGTCGTCTACCTACGGATCACGGAAGGCCCGTACGCCGGTCAGCAGATCATCGACCGCCTTCCTCAGACGGCGAAGGCGATGTTCCGCAGCGCCGCGTTCCTCCAGGCCCTCGGCGTCAAGATCGCCAAGAAGAAGATCGCCCTGAACCCGAAGAGCCTGATTGACCGCCCCGTGGACATCGTTGTGGAGGACGGCGAGCCCTACAACGGCCGCGTGAAGAGCGAGGTGCGCGAGTACCTCCGAGCCACCAAGCCGGCCAAGGCCGAGCCGGAGGCCGACCCTATGGGCTGGGAGGACGACGACCAGGCCGAGCCCGCCAAGACCGGGCCGGCTGATGACGCGGTCGAGCTTGACGTGGATGCCCTGGACATCGACGACCTGGACCTCTGAGTCCGAAAGCACGACGGCCCCGCTACGGCGGGGCCGTCTCCTTAGATAGAAAGGAGTGACATGGCTAGCAAGGAGAGCGGCGTCGTTGACGCCATCCGGCGCCGCATCGCTCAGATCTGGCCGGAGTCAGTCACCTGGAAGATGCACGGCTCGGTCTACATGGAGGCCGGAATCCCGGACGTTCTTTGCTGCGTCGAGGGGCGCCTGATCTTTCTTGAGGTCAAGCACCGGAAACCTGGTGAGTCGCGCGGCCACGCCCTGGCCCGCACTTCGGTCGAGCAGGTCCGCCAGATTCGACGTATCCGCGCCGCCGGCGGTGCCGCCTGCACCGTCCTGGACGCCGACGAGGCCGAGTGGGCCGTGCGTGAGGCGCTGACCGGATCGACCCTGTCGAGCATGTACCCGGTCGTTGGGGCTGGGGGTGATCTCAGTGGCGAGGGCTAGGCTGACGGCGACCGAGTTCGACTTCGTGCGTCAGCTCGAGTGGGAGACGATGACTCCCGCCCAGCTGAAGTCGGCCCGGGAGACCTGGAGAACGGGGGCCGTCTACCAGGATGAGGTGAATCCGCGGGTCTGGTGGGTGAGGTCCTACTCGGCCAGGAACGCTGGGGAGACCCGGAGGGCCGACGGCAAGCGGTTCCACCACGTGGTCCTGAAGTCGGACCACGGCTACCCGAGGTTCACGTGCACCTGCAAGCACGGCCAGCACTCGCGCTGGGCCTCGTGCTGGCACGCCAAGACCGTGGCCCGCATCTACCGGATCATGGTCGATCAGATGAAGCAGCAGGAGAAGGAGGATTTGCTCAATGAGCACCGCAGCAAGGGCCGTGATTGACGGCATCCCGGAGCAGCCTGACAGTGGAGTGTCCGATGCCGGCGACGCGCTCATGGTTGCCGGCGACACCGTCCTCTCCATCACTGCGGCCTGTGCCGGAATCCGGACACGCATGATCAGAGAGCAGGGCTGGGGCCCGGAGTTCGCCGAAGCCTTCTCCCAGGACCTAGTTCGAGCCTTCGTGAACCGGGCCCTGGCACCGTCCCAGGACGGGACCTCCTCTCTGGAGGGGCTGTGACTACCGCGAAGCCGCCGGCCCCTAGAAAGCCGGCCCCGCTGGATTACACGCGCCCGATCTGGAAGCGCCAGGACGGCGAGACCGAGGCCGCCTACGCGTCGTTCAAGACGTACCGCGACATGGAGCGCCGGAGGGTGCGGGACGCCCCTAACGGCAACTCCTACTCGGCCCGGTGGTCGTGGAAGGAGCGGGTCGAGGCGTGGGACAAGCACATGGCCGAGAACGAGGCGAACGAGCTCGTTCGCTATCGGATCGCCATGGGGGACCGCCACAGGGCCCTCGGGCGCAAGGCCCTGGAGAAGGCCGAGATGTGGCTCGACAGCCTCACCGAGGACCGGATCTCCCGCATGAGCGCGAACGGGATCGTCCAGATGATGGACGTCGCGGCGCGCATCGAGCGCGAGGCGGCCGGGGCCGGGGCCGACTCGGCCAAGATACAGGTCGAGGTCTCCTCTAATCTGGCCGAGATGACGGCCTCGGCCACGACGTCGCGCATTGAGCAGCTGGTTGCGGAGGTCGAGCGTCGCAAACGTGAGCAGGGCCTCATCGACGTAGGCCCGGCCGGAGTTGAGGTGATCGACGCCGAGCAGTAGAGTTGACCCGGGACACTGGGGCAGAGATACCGCCACCCTTTGGGATGAGGGGTGGCGGTATTCTGTATCCATATGAGATTCCACCCCAGCGATAGGAGATACCTATGCCACGCGTGAAGAAGCAGATGGAGCCGTGGGAGATGACCCCGGCCCAGCTCGAGGAGGAGCTGGAAGCGCTCATTAAGCGCCAGGCGTGGCTGGAGAACCAGCCGAAGTGCGACCGCCCCTCGTGCGACGGGCGGCCCCATGCCGGAGCCCCGTACCCTCACGACCCGACCTACCGCCAGGCGGCCGACCCTCTGGAGAGCGCTCAACAGCTCGACGAGGCGTACGCCGGCCGTCCTCACATCCAGTACCTCTCCGACCGGCTGGCCGAGGCAGTACGCGCCGTCGAGAGCGGCGAGAACCGCTACATGACTATCTCCATGCCGCCCCGTATGGGTAAGTCGACGCTGACCTCGATCAACCTCCCGATCTGGCTGCTGCGCCAGCACCCGGACTGGAAAATCGGCCTCATCTCCCACTCGCCGCAGCTTGCCACGGCGTGGGGACGCCAGGTCCGGCGCTTCGTCGAGGAGGACGGCGAGAAGTGGGGCATCAAGATCGCCAGTGACGCCGGCGCCGTGAGCGAGTGGCAGACTACGCGGGGCGGCGGCATCGTCTCCCGCTCGGCCCCCGGCCAGTCGATCACCGGTCTGGGCTTCAAGGTCATGCTGATGGACGACGTCGTGAAGGACTTCGCCGACGCGCACAGCGAGTCGAAGCGTGAGGCGATTTGGGACTGGTGGCAGGCCAACGCCGTCACCCGCCTGGAGCCTCCGTTCCTGTGCATCGCCATCGCCACCCGCTGGCACGAGGACGACTTCATCGGGCGCCTGCTGAACCCGGCCAAGAACCCCGACGCCGGCAAGTGGGAGAACGTGATCTTCCCCGCCATCGCCGAAGAGGGCGACCCGCTCGGCCGCGAGCCGGGCGACCCGCTCTACAGCCCCCTCGTCGAGGAGACCCGGGAGGAGGCTCTGGAGCGGTGGGACTCCCTCAAGCGCTCGGTGGGCTCGTACATGTGGGAGGCCCTGTACCAGCAGCACCCGACCCCGGCCGACGGGTCTATCTTCAACCTCGGATGGCTGCGGTTCTGGACGACCGACCCCTCCAAGGTCAAGGAGGGCGACGACTCGGTCATCCTTCTGCCTCGGGAGCGCCTGGAGCGGGGTCAGTGGCTCGACTCATGGGACCTCACCTTCAAGGGGAGCTCAACGTCGGACTACGCCGTCGGACAGCGCTGGTGCCGGCAGGGGCCGGACCGGTTCCTGATCGCCCAGCAGCGCGGCCAGTGGTCGTTCACTCAGACCTTGGAGAAGATGCTGCGCTGGTGCAACGCCGGCGACCTGGACGACAAGGCAAGCCCCGGAGGCTCCCTCGTCCACCAGCGCCTCGTCGAGGACGCGGCCAACGGTACGGCGGCCATCGACGTGCTGCGCAAGAAAGTGGCAGGTATCAAGCCGATCAAGCCCCGGTCATCCAAGGAGGTCCGGGCCCGGGCCGTGACGCCGGAGATCGAGTCCGGCAACGTTTACCTCCCCCATCCTTCGGACCCCGGCAACGGCTGGGTGAACGAGCTCATCTCCGAGATGCGGGCGTTCCCGTCAGGCCGTCACGACGACCAGGTGGATGCGCTGAGCATGGGCCTGCTCGGCCTACGCGACGCAGGGCAGGCGTCACTGTTCGTCCCGCGGGGCACGATCCGTCGCGCTGTGAGCGGTATCTCACTGGCGGGAGCGATTCCCCGGTTCTGATGGCTTGCATCTTCTGAGGGGTGGACGTATGATTTCATACGTCCACCCCAACTACGTCAGGAGACGATGTGAAGTCACCTAAGAACAACTGCCCGGAGTCAGTGCTCCGAGCGTCTCAGCGGCGCGTCGAGGAGCTGGAGAAGGCTCTTCAGTCCGCCTACTCCTGGGGATACTCCTCCGGCAAGCTGTCTGAGCTGGACGAGATCCTAGAGGCCGCGACCGTCCCGATCCCAGCCGAGATCATCACCCGAAACCGCATGATCGAGGTGTGGAGGGAGGGCTTCAGGAAGCACCACGGCTGGACGATTCCTCCGGAGACGCCGTCCCCGAGCCGTGAGCTCACTTGGATGCTGCACTACGCGGCCCTGCTGACCAATGCCGCGTACATGCGCAAGGAGACGGCCAGAGAGTGGCTGTGGAAGATCGCCCGAGCGGCGTCGAACCTCCTGCCAGAGGACTGCGATGTCTTGTCCCTCGCGCTGGAGGAGTACTCCCGCGCCGCCGAAAAGCATCCAGGCATGACGCTGGAGTGCGACGGACACACGGAAGCCACGCGACTGTTCGCCCTCGTAGAGGAGATCGGCGAGGTCGCGGCCTGCCTGACCTATGACAACGACGCTGAGACCGGCCACGGCTCGGACCTGGGGTCCGAGGTGACCCAGGTCATCGCCCTGTCCCTGGCCTGGGCTACCCGCTACCTGGAGGAGGGGCAGCCATGAGAAGCTGGCCTACCGCACCTATCATCCGTATCGTCAAAGGGTTTGCCTTTGGAGGCCGGCGTATTCGCGATGAGTACGCACTACGCACGTTTGACGGGGCCTACGTAATCGACGGGGCCCGGCTGGAGGCCTCCGTAGACTCCGATACCGGAGACAGCATCGACGCCTGGGAGGATGTTGCCCCGGTTCCCGCCGACGACCTGAAGAACCTTCGAGACGAGTTCCGAGGCGCCCCCATCTCTGAGCGCCGACTTAGGGCCCTCCTGCAGGTCACCTCAACCTTACCGCCGAAGACAGTTACTCCGCTGGACCGGGCCGTCTCGGAGGTGGAGGAGGACCTGAGTAGGTCGATGACTTCACTAGACACCTCCTCCGAGGAATATCTAGCCCTTCTGCTGGAGGCTCTCTCCAATTTTCAGGAGCTCGAGTACGGCCCGGCTAACCCGGAGAAGGGGAGGGTTTTGTCCAGGATTACCCGTCTCTGTGTTGAGTGGGTTGTGGGGATTTCCTACGCTGACAGTCCCTCCGGAGGTCAGGGCGAATCGGAAGTCTTGGCCGAGGTTCGGGGGCGGGTCGAATCTGATCCCGTCCCAGGAGGGTTCCTAGTCATGACCTCGCTGGCCGGAGACGCGGCTTCGCTGGTCGATGAGTCACGTGAGGCCGGGGAGGGTCGGAGTAGGCTGGGCAAGGGGTTGCCCGGGCTGGTCCTCACCATCGCTCATTATGCGCTAGCTCTGCGGGCCAAGAACTTGGAAGACGGTGAATAAAATGGAAGTCAGAGCGGGCCATATACCCAACCCTTATGCACTCAATACCGCCTACGCCGGCGGGCAGCCGCCTTGGGACCGTATCGAAGATCGTGGCGGGCGGTAGCGCCTGCCGACCGGTATTCATTCATCAAGTTCCTATAGGAGACACCTATGACATCAATCAACGACGTTGCAGACCTGCCCAAGCGCCTGGAGGAGTGGGCCGGCGGCAAGGGCTACCGCGAGTCCTTCGGGATCGACGCCGAGCGCGCGATGGTCCTGGACCTGCGCAAGCTTCTCTCACTGACCGTCCAGCAGGCCAAGGCCCTGGAGGACTCTCAGGAGCACGCCCATGCCCTGGAGCATCTCCTCCCGACCTCCCAGACCGACAAGCTGGAGCCGGAACCCGCACCCGACGATCCTCTCGAAGAGGCCGCGCGTCTCGACCGGAAGGCCCGCCGGGACGCGAAGCTGGCCCGCGCGGCCCTCCAGCAGGAGGTCCTGGCCGCCTACTCGCGCGGCGTGTCGAAGTCGGTCCTGAGCTCGGTCTCTGGCATGACTCGCCAGACCGTGGACCGAGTCCTCGGTCAATGGAAGCGCAAGCCGCCGAAGCTCGGCGACGGGGAGGGTGAGACCCAACTCACTCTGATCTGACCGCTGCGGGCTTGCTCTGGGCCGTATGACGGCATACGCTTAGGGCAAGCCCGCAGCCCCTACCACCTAGCGAGGAACCATGAGCACCAAGACCTCACCGACCAAGACGACCTGGACTCGCGTCTTCCAGCACCCTCAGGCGCAAATCAAGCCGCTCGACGCCGACACCCTGCACGAGGCGAGCACATGCCTCGTCTACGAGAACGGGGCGGCCGTCGCCCAGCTGAAGCGCTGCGGCCAGCGCTGCTGGGCCGTCTACCCGGCCGGCACGACGATCCCCGCCGCGTTCGGCGCCTCTGCCCTGGAGGCTGTGACGGCATGGATGAGCGTCCGGGATGGGGCGACCGCATGATCGCATCACTCACGGCCACCGCCGTCGCCATAACCCTCGGATTCCCGATCTTCGCGCTCGGAGAGCGCATCCGCGAGCGCGGGGAGCGTTCCTCAAGACCCCTGAACACCTCACCCACCAGAAAGGACATTTCGTGAGCAGATACAGTGCGTTTGACCGCCTGGCCCGGGATACTAGATCCATGGTCACAGCCATCCGAAAGACTTCGGCCGAGGGCGGCGGCCGCGTCCTCCTGGAGGAAGGAAACTTCGTCATCAGCGGAGAGACCTTCCCAGAGCTGGACCCCGCCGTAGAGCTGTACCTTGGGGATGGCGCGTGGCTGGAGGTCCGGGGAGGGCTTGTCCCTGCCGTTCAGTTGACCCTTCCGGATACGTACGTCGAGGCCCTGGACCAGTTACCCACAGCCCCCTTGAGGGGACGGCGTCTCTACTGGTCCGCGCCCACACCGCCCCTCGGCCTGGACGACCCGTCCCAGAACCCCTACGGCTACGGGGACGTGACTCTGTACGTCCCGGAGAGCCTGGAGCCCTCCTACCGCGAGAAGGGATTCTCCGAGTACGGCTCCCCGAGCCGCCGTTACCTCGAAATCTGGGACTACGAGCCGCCGGCCGCGGACTCCAGCCTCGAGGCCGAGACCGCCCCGGGGGAGGCCGTCGAGTCTCCCGAGCACTACACGTGGCTCGGGCAGTCGCTGGCCGAGCTCGGCCTGAGCGACGCCGCCAACGTCGAGTCGTGGGACGTGCTCGACGCGGCCTTCCCCTCCGACCCGCTGCTGTGGAACTGCGGCAAGTACCTGCTGCGGCAGGGCCGTAAGGGCGGGGAGGAGAAGCGCCTGGAGGACCTGCGCAAGGCCCGCCAGTACCTTGACCGGAAGATCGCCCAGTTGAGTCGGGGAGGTGAGTGACTGAGATCACCGTGATGTGGGGATAAATGGGCTGGCGCCGTCCTCAGGGGCGGCGCTAGCCTTATCTTGTACGTAGCCGACCACCCAACTCACAAAAGGACAGTGACATGAGCAACGCTGAGACCTACGCCGAGAAGATGGGCCGCATCGCCGAAGAGCTTCTGGACGTCCTGCGCGACGTCCTCGGCCCCGAGCGCCGCCTGCCCGAGCCCCGGGCTGACTACGCCCGATACGGCGACCACTCCGTCACCGTGCGCGACGGCGAGAACGG